AGACTCAGGCACACCGAGCTTGGCGCGCATTGCCTTGATGCCCTCGAGATCTTTCTCATCCTTGGGCAGAACGAGTGTCCGGCCGGCGCGATCGGCGCCGAGCAGCTTCTCGAGGTTCGTGCCCCAGGTGATGACATCGCCGACGCCCTTGAATTGCTTGGTTTCGACCAGCGCCTTGTTCGCATCGTCGCCGTACCAGGGTTTACCGCCGGACTCTTTGAGCGTCTTGAGCTCGGCGCCCTGATCGCTGAAGGCCTTCAGAAATGCGGTGGGCTGATCGAAGGTCTTGAGCGTCTCGGCCGCCTCGGCGCCGAAAGGGGCGCGCCAGTCGCCGCCGCCTTGACCTCCGCCGCCGCCTTCACCGCTCTGCTGTTGGAGAAGAATCTGCCCCGCTCTGCGTGGGTTCATGGGAATGCTCCTGGAAGAGATGTTTTTCGTCAATTGAGAGGAAGCCGACGATCCGCATGTAAACATCGCGGACCGCGGCCCGGTAGATAGAAGCGTGCGAGTCGACCATGCCCGACTTTGGGCTTACGACTATCCCTGGCTTCTGGTTCTTGAAGTCGAGGCCTGCAAAGCGCCGCAGATCCGCGAGCACCTCGGCGCCCATCGGATGCGGAGTGTCGCCGTCGCCGCAAAAGGTGGCGAGGTATGCCAAGCGCTTCCGCTTGAGAGATTCTTTCGTATCGGCCATCAGGCGGCGCTTCGGAGATCTTCGGCTTTGGCAGCGTTCAATGCGGCTTGCGAGATGTCAGGCGCCGCGGCGGTGAGAGCCGCGGCCTGCTCGGCCTGCTGCTTCTGCGCCACGATCGCGTCGATCGCCTTTTGATCGCGGATGAGCTTCGCCGGCACGCCATTGATCTCGGCGACTTCGCGGACGCTCGCCGGTACGTCGATGACGTAGGCCGCATTCGGATCGATACCCATCGCGCCCGGCAATACTTCGAAGGTGCGCTGGATCGCGAGCGCTTCCGGCGCGCGCATCGCGCGCGCGAGTGGCGAGGTGTACTCGACTTCGTAGAGCTCATCGAGATCGAGCAACTCCTCGGGCAGCGGCGGTAAGAGACCCGCGGCCGCGGCGATGTCCATCTCGCGTTCGATCAGCGGCCCGAGATCCTCGGACTGCTGCCGGCCCATCGTCGGCGCCAGGAGCACGCCGCGCGCCTGGACGATCTCGAGGACTTGGGTGGCGGTCATCTGCGGATTCTCGACGAGCACCTCGAATACCGTCTGCAGGAATAGATCCTTGATGTCCTGTTTCTCGAGGTTCATGAGCTCGAGGCCGAGCGGAACGTCCGCGCCCGTTTTGAACGGATGCGCAAGGACAGTCCCCTGATCGGTGACCATGCCGTGATTGAGCGCGCCCGGCCGGAGGCTGAAAGGATCGAGCGCGCCTTCCTCGGTCAAGAGCACGGGCGGGTGGACGTTGGTCTGCCCGGCGCGCAGTACCGTTTTCTTCTGCTCCTGCAGTGTCATGATCGCGGGCCATGCCAGCATCGCCGGCGATCGTCCGTAGCTTTCGCGAGTCGAGAGCTTGTAGCGCCCGACGGCCCACGGCCAGGTGCGATACCCGCCGTAGTCGAGCACCTCCCTCGAGTCGCAGCTCACGTAGAAGCTCGACCAGGGCATGCCGCGATAGTCGAGGCGGCTCTTCACCTGCTCCTCGTTCGGCTTCGTGCAATGGATAAATTCAAAGGTCGAGAAAGGTTCCTTGTCCGCCGCCTCGAGGATCTTCTGCGGTAACTGCTTTCCGAAGCGCTTCACCGCGTTGCGGGCCTGCAGCGGGAACTTCCGATAGATGAGATTGACGCGGCCGGTTTCATCCTGCGCCCAAGTGATCTCGGACATGTGGCATTGGATGTAGCGCGCTGGCGCCAGCCGATCGCCCACCTTCTCATCGATGAACATGGCCGAGTTGCCGACCATGCCGAGGCCTTCATAGCCTTGCTGCTTCTGCGCGGCGAAGTTCGCGCGCGTCGCGTAGCGAATGGCGAAGAGCACATCTCGCGCGCGCTCGTACCACATCTTGACGTTGCGATTCTGCAGGAGATCCGCGTAGCGCACGGGCGGCTTGAGCCCGTGCCAGATCTGCGTGCGGCCGGAGAGCAGATCCTCCATGACGGCGCCGAAGCGCTCGTTTGCGATCGCAGCGCTCGCGTCGAAGAGACGCTCGGTGCGCTTCGTGCCCTCGGTATCGGTAGTCGTGAACTGCGCCTCGGCCGGATTCACGCGCAGCGCGATGTCCTGCCACCAGCTATCGAAGTTCGTGCGCTGTCCGGCGAGGAACGCCTGGTGCTTTATGATTGTGTTGGCGTCGTCGCTCATTGCAGGCTCAGCCGCCGAGCGTCGTCTTGCCAACCGCCGGCGGCGCCGAGTTGCCCGCGAAGATGTTCGCGTACACACCGCGGCGTCGGCGCAGCCGATCGGAGGCCTGCACTTCTTGCGCGGCTTCGTCGATCTGTGGAGCGCCGGGTGGCGGCTTGATCTGTGGCACGAGCTTCTTCACGCCGGATTGCAGGAGCTTCGCTCCCGAGGCTGCGAAGGCGGTTGTGCCGACGGCCGCCGCGGCGGGCGATAAGCCGGCGGCGGTGAATAGCGCGGGGATAAATGCCATGACCCCGGAACATCGTGCGAAGCCGCGACAGAATCAAGTGATCGCCGTCCGCCGGCGAGGAGCTCGAGGCGCGTAGGGTCCGCCTGGCGCGAACTTGCGCGCCGTCGCCTTCCCGTAGTTGTGCGGGCCTACGCGCTTTAAGGTCTCGGCAAGATCGTTGGCTAGCGGATGCTGATCGAGCTCATCCGCCTCGGGGAAGTTCTTTTTGCGTCGTGTCATGTTTCCGCCTGACGTTGCCGTTGCCGCTTCTGCTCTTGCTTGACGAGGCCCGGGAAGAGCTCCGACATGCACCACACCATCGCGTCCGCCCGGTTTGGTGAGCCCTCGCCGAGGTAGCCCGTGGTGGAGAAGGATAGGAGCTCGGCCTCGAGCTCGCGATGCTCGCCCCACATGCGGATTTTCCCCGACTCGAAGAGCGCGGCGATCGGCTCGGCGCGCACATGTTTGCCACGCGATGCGGTCAGCGTCTTGTACGGGAGCTTGGGCCGCCCCTGTGGGCGCGCGGTCTGGATGACATGTTCGACCATTGCGCCGCCGAAGTTGATCTCGCCGACGATCAGATCCGCCTCGTGCCGCTCGTAAGCATTCGTCGCGACCTTGCCCCAGGCGAGCGGACCCGCCTTAAGCGAGCAGTCCTCGAGCACATAGGCCACCCCATCTCGAGCGAGCGCTCCCACGATCACGCCGATCGGATCGTTGCTCTCGTTGTTCTCATCCGCGGCGCCGGACGGATCCACCGCAACGACGATGCGCTGGAATTCGGGCTCGAGCCCGCCGGCGCGCCACTTCTCGAGCGTCTCCTCGGTCCATAGCGCGTTCGGATTCGCCTCGGCGAAGAGCCCATCTCGAAAGCGCTTGCGCATGCGCTCGGGCAGACTGTTTAGCGTGTTGAGATAGTCCGAGTTGAGGTTCTCCGCGTTGTCTTGCGGATTCATCAAGAGCGAGACGTAGTTCTCGGGATCCGTGAGCTCGAGGCTCGAGAGCGGATCTTTCTTGTCAAAGAAGATCTTATAGATCCAATGGCCCTTGTTGGGCGGATTGCAATCGTAGTAGACCCGCGGCCGCAGCGGCTCCTCCGCCATGCCCTCGACCATCTGCATCACCGCCTGCGCCAGGCGCGTCAGTGCGGTATTGCGGGCATCGAAGGAGATCTGGCTGCACTCGTTGAAGTAGATGGTGACGTACTCTTGGCCAAGTACCTTCTCGGTGCGCTCCTTGTCATCGAGGCCCGCGAACCAGATTTGGCTCCCGTTGGCAAACTGCACAAACCAGTCGGTCTTATCGAGGTGCCACTCGGTCTCGGGGAAACACACCTGCATGACCTTCGGGAAGGTGTCCGCGATGATCGACGCCTTCACATGATTGAAGCGGAACCGGAATATCGCGTGCCGAGAGTTCGGCGCCTTGAGTGCGCGCATCACGATCGCGCGGACCAAGAGGAATGTCTTACCGGATCGCGAGCCGCCGTATAAGAGTATGTGTTTCGCGATGCTAGCGAGTAACGCCTGCGCTTGCTGTTGGCGCTGCGTGAACTTCACAGCTTCTGATCGTGCTTGTCCGCCGCGACGAGCGCTGTGACCTTCCCCTTATGCTCGTGATCGTACTTGTCGCGCCACTCTTCGCGCCGGCGATTCTTGAGCCAGAAGATCCCGGCGGTCGTGTCGGGCGGATACTGCTCGACGTAGTCGACCTTCGTCACCTCGCCTTCCTTGTTCACGAAGATCTTCACCGCATCGTGCGAGTAGCCCGTCGCGCGCCTGTATAGCGCCTTCTCCACCCGATCGTCGGCAGCACTCTTGCCCGCCTTTAGGGCCTGACGAAATTCGGGATGGTTGAGCTGCCAGCGATAGAGGGTGCGCACGTCGACGTTGAAGAATCCGGCCACCTCGGTATCGATCGCGCCGAGCTCGCAGAGCTTTTTCGCCTGCTCACTGAATACCTCCTTGTACTCGGTAGGCCGCCCGACTCTCGCAGTCTGGCGCAGCGCGATCTCGAGCTGCTGCTTGACCGTCACGCGTTTGCGCTGCGCCTTCTTCGGCTTTGCCTTACGTGCCTTTCGGCTCACGCGCGGCCTTCGTTTTCGTTTCGTTGCCAAGCTTCCCGGCCTTATCAGTCGGTGCCGGCGCCGCGGGCCTTGCCACGAAGTCGGGAGACGTCGCGCCGTACCTTAGAGGCCGCGCTTTCCACGGGTGTGTCGGTTTCATGCCCGAGCTCCTTGAGAAGTAGATCGGTGACTTTCGCGAGAATCATCGCCCCGGGATCTCCGCGCAGCAGATCGACAGCCTCCTGGTTGCCGTCGGTGAGGCTGATGTAGTTGCGAAGGCGCGTGAGCTCGCCCACCTGGCCTTGCACGATACGCGCGCGGATCCGCTCGACATGCTTGAGCTTGGACATCAATTTGTCTCCGATGAGGTGATGATCTGCGGCGCCGGCGCCGCAATGATCGATTGCTCGTGGAACATCTGCTCGCGCGCCTCGTAGGCGTCGGCGAGATACCGATCGATCTCATCCTCGCTACAAATATTCTTGCGCCGGAGCAACGTGACAAGTGCTTGCGTCGAGGCCTGCGCCATGCACGCCTGCATATAGGCGTGCCCGGCTACCTGGCTCGGATCGTGCTGCCCGAGAAAGGCCTTCATCGTTTTCATCAACCATTCGCCGGCGCGCTTCGCTCGAGTCTTTGCCTCGCTCACCATGCTTCCTCCCCTCGTTAGTGGTTCCCCGTGGAACAGAGGCACGCGACACGCACCTCGACGTATTCATGCCCGGGCTCAACCCGCGAGCCATCCTCGACGATCAAGCGCTTGACGATCCCGCGATTGTCGTCATGGATCACACCGTATTTTTTCATCACGTCGAGCAGGACCTTCAGCCCGTTGTCTGGATCCCCGCGATCGGAGCTCGCGTGCTGCGTGATGTGAATCTCGAGCGGGTGCGCCAGGCTGCGACACGGTACGTGTTGGCGCAGCAGCTCCATCCACACGACGGTTGCGAATTCTTTGACGGCTTCACTCTTGGTGCGGCCGCCGCCTTTCTTGTTGCTGTAGGCGTTGTTGACGCTCGGAACCCACGGAAGCCGGAAGCCGAAACCGCCGAAGCGCTGGTAGTTCGGCTTAGGCTTGTCGGGCTGCGCGGTGAGCACCCGCGGCTC